AGACGAGGCCAGCGGTATCCCGCAACAGGTGTTCGTGGCGGCATCCGGGTCGATGTCCGGACACCATGCCTGCACGATTCTTGCTGGAAATCCGGTCCGCACGACCGGTCTGTTCTTCGATACGCACAACAAGGCCGAGGTCATGGCCCTCTGGACCCGGATCCACATTTCCTGCCTGAACCATCCACGCATTTCGGATGACTTCATCGCAGACATGAAGGCGCGATACGGCGAAGATTCTAATGATTACCGAGTTCGTGTCTTGGGTGAGTTTCCGCTCTCCGACGCCGACACTGTGATCCCGTACGAACTGATGGCGTTGGCCTTGACTCGCGATGTTCAGCCGTTGCTTGTGAAGCCAGTTTGGGGCGTGGATTGCGCCGGACAAGGCTCGGACAAGTCGGCGCTCTGTAAGCGGCAAGGCAACACGCTGTTAGAACCTGTGCGCGAGTGGAAAGGACTCGACACGATGGAGTTGGTCGGACGCGTCAAAATGGAATACGATGCTACCCCATCCCATAAACGTCCCAACGAAATCGCGGTGGACGCTATCGGACTTGGGGCTGGCGTGGCCGATAGGCTCAGTGAATTGGGGTTGCCTGCTCGGGGTATCAATGTCTCCGAAAGCCCCGCATTGGCCGACCGCTATCGAAATCTCCGAGCCGAAATCGCCTTCGCCGCCCGAGACTGGTTTGAACGGCGAGATTGTAACCTAGCCGGGGACGCAGAGTTGGGAGCCGAGTTGGTGGACATTCGCTACAAGCCCACATCCAGCGGCAAGATCCAGATCGAAAGCAAGGACGACATGCGGCGTCGAGGCCGACACAGCCCCAACCGCGCTGATGCCTTCTTCCTGACTTTCGCAGTTGACGCGACCGCAGCCCTGCACGGGTCGAAGAACTCGACCAGTTGGAAAGAGCCTCTCAAACGGGTTATACGCGGAATGGTGTAATGCCGAAGCAGGATGCTGTAACGTATCCAAAGCTACCGACACGAGTGATGGGCGCGGGCGGTCCGATCACCATCAAATTACGAAAGAGCCGGGTGCCAACGGAGGACCCGAACAAAGAGGTCTGGGGCACATGGGATGAATCCCAGCGAGAGATCGAACTAGATGCGAGAGGGGCGCTGTCCCATCAGTGGCGAGTGTACTTTCATGAACTCACCCATGCGGTCCTCGCGGATTCTGGACTTGAAAATCTCTTCACCGATCAGATAGTAGAAGCGCTCTGTGACGCAAATGCAACAGCGCGTATGCGGGAAAAGTTTGGATAACGGAGTGCAGTTCGCCCTACTAGTGGGCGTAGTAGGTCCAAAGGGTACCTAGAGGAAAAGACACATGACGGATTGCACGGCAATCAACACGGGCGCAGTGGGCGACCGCATCACCATCACTGAGGACGGCGCGTACATCGTGCTGGCGGGCGTGCAGACGACCCTCGACCTCACCGCGGCGGCAAATTCTGGCCTCGGCCTCCTGCCGACTCACGCCACGATTCAGGTCACGGCGACGAGCCCGCAGGTTCTGCTGACGACCTTCCGCAAGGCTGGTCCTACGTTCCAGTCGGGTGACAACAAGTACACGAAGGAGCCGAACAAGAACGCCTCGTGGACGGTGTATCAGAATACGTCCTCGGCTTCGACCATCGCCAACATCATCAGTGGTCTCGCCACCTTCGAGACAACGTACATGGGCCACGCCTAACCACTAACCGGTAATTTTCGAGTTCTCTCGCACACATGGCAAAGAACAAGAAGCCTGTTGACCCAAACGACGACAGTGTGGAAACCGGGCGTATTGGGGATTCGTCCCCTCGCCCGGTCTCTCCCGCCTCTGTCCTCCCCTTCACGGTCGATCCCGTCGATCCGGCACACGAACTCGACTTCTCGCCGGTCAACTCGAAGATCGTCGTGACGGAGGATGGCGCCTATCTCGCTACCCCGGATGGTATCACGAAGCAGCATCCGGATAGCATCGAAGCGCGCCTCCCGCTCGGCACAAAGATCCACAAACTAGCCGAGGACCAGTACCGCGGGCAGTTGCCGCCGGAATACGAAGGCGCCGTAGCGGTGTATGACAACACGAATGACGTACTCAAATTTCTCCGGAACGTAGTCATCGGGGATGACAACTAAGCGACATGGCTGATGTAACCGGGTATCAGAGTAGCGATCAGGAAGAGTCCACCAAAAAGGACTTTTCGAGCGAGTATATGTCCCGCAAGGGCGAAGGGATCATGGATGAACATGATTTCGACACCATTGTGGGCAACGCGCTCATGCAGAGCGTGCAGTTCGTAGACACGGAACTCTCGCCAGAGCGCGCGAAAGCGACCTCCTACTACCTCGGCAAGCCGTTCGGCAACGAGGAAGATGGCCGGTCGCAGGTCGTTCTGACCGAAGTGCGCGATGCCGTCAACGGGATCGTACCGCCGCTCATGCGCATCTTTTTCGGCACTGATCACACCGTCGAATTCGTTCCCACCCGCGCCGACAATGTGGCGCAGGCGGAGCAGGCGACGGACTACGTGCGCTATGTGTTCAACGAAGATAATCCGGGGTTCCTCAACACCCTTTCAGTCCTCAAGGATGGCCTGATCCGCAAGATCGGCATCTTCAAGTGGGGCTGGGATGATGCGGACGAGACCCGCAGTTACAAACTGCAGGGACTCACACAGGACGAGCTCGAATTGCTCGCTGCCGATGATGACGTTGAGTTGGCGAGTACGGTCGAGGTCCCCGAGCGCAAGGAAGATGCCTTCGCCTATAAAAAGGCGATGGAGGCATGGAATGCGCAGGTCGCACAGATCAAGGCTCAGGCGTCACAGGTTCCTGCGATGGGGCAGGCAAGTGGAGCCCCATCGGGAGGTGCCCAACCTCCGGCGCCCCAGCCGCAGTTGCCCCCGCAACCGCCCGCTCCTCCGCAACTCTTCGACGTCGAGATTCGGCGCACGATCAAGGGAGGTCGCGCACGTGTCTGGTGCGTACCACCCGAGGAATTCATTTTCAATCGCGAAGCTCGCGATCTGGATTCGGCTCTCATTGTCGCCCACCGCACGGACAAGACCCGCGGCCAGTTGATTGCCCTCGGTATCCCCGAGGAAGAGATTGACGAGCATGCAGGCTCAGACGGTAGCACGGACGTTTCGCTGAAAGGCAACGCCGAAGAACTCGCTCGTCGCGATGTGGCTGGCGTCGGTCGCGTCTTTGGATTCGGCTATACAGTCGATCCAGAAATGGGCGAAGCGAACGACAAGATTCTTTATACCGAAGCCTACATGACCATCGACTATGATGGTGACGGTGTGGCAGAACTGCGTCGGATTTGCACAATCGGACCGCAGTATCATCCGGTCTCGAATGATCCGGCGGACGAACGCCCCTTTGCGGTGTTTATCCCCGATCCCGAGCCCCACACGATGCTCGGTGGCTCGTGGGCGGATCGCACGATGGACATTCAGCGCATCAAGTCCTTCCTGCTCCGCGGCGCGCTAGATTCGCTCTCTGCGAGCATCTTTCCTCGCACCATTTACACCGAAGGGCAGGCGAGTGTAGCAGACATTCTCAATACGGCGATTGGCGCCCCGATTCGGGAACGCACGCCGAATAGCGTCCGCTCCTTCTCGCATGACTTTACTGGTCAGCAGGTATTCCCGTTCTTCGGCCTCATGGACGAGATCGTGGAACGCCGCACTGGGCAGGAAAAAGGCGCACAGAGTCTCGACGCCGACGCCCTACAGTCCATGGACAAAGAGGGCGTGCAGGCCGCGATTTCCTCGGCACAGTTGCAGACGGAACTCGTTGCGCGCATCTTCGGAGAGTCGGCCCTCAAGCCAATGTTCCGCGGTCTTGGCCGTCTCCTCATTTCGCACCAGCCCCGTCCACGCATGGTTCGCCTCCGCGGGAAGTACGCGGAAGTCGATCCGCGGACGTGGGACGCAAATATGGACGTGACGGTGAATATCGGCCTCGGCACGACCTTCATCGACAAAAAGATCCAGACGCTCGTGGCAACCGCCGCCGAGCAGAAGGACATCATCACGCAGATGGGTTTGCAGAACCCGCTCACGAGTCTAGCGCAGCTTCGTAACACCTACGCCAAGATTCTCTCGTATCAGGGATATCCCGATGCGAGCATGTTCTTCAACGATGTGGACCCGAATTGGGCCCCGCCGCAGACGCCGCCCCCGCCGGATCCGAATCAGATCATGGCCGAAGCGACCCTGAACGTCGAGAAGATCAAGAGCGCACGCGATCTCGCGATCAAGAAAGACGAGTTGCAGTTGAAGCGCGAAGCGCAGTCCTTCGACCACGCCCTCGCCATGAAGAAACTCGACAACGAAGTAATTATGCGGAAATACGCTGCCGACGCACAGTTCGGCGCGCAGATGACCACCGCTAAACTCAACAATGACCTCGAAACCGAATCTCGCGAAACCGAACTCACGATGCAGGCGCACGGTATGCTCCACGACCAAGCTCTCGACCGCGCAGCACACGCGCACACGGTCAATATGGACACCCGCGCCGCCGACCTCAACGAGCAACAGGCCGCAGCCCCCGAGCCGGAGGGTGAAGTATGAACGCCCCACTCAGCGCTGAGGAAGCCATCCGCCGCGGTAATCGCATCAAAGAATTTCTCGAAGATCCGATTATCCGGCACGCGCTCGAAGAGTTGAAAGAGGATAACTACGTGGCGTTTACGAACGCCGATTCGTCCGATAAGCGCGTTACTGCATGGGCGAAAGCACAGGTTCTACAAGATTTTGCTGTTGCCCTCGCGGCGACAGTGGATGCCGGAAAGCGCGGCGCGGCAGAGCTTGAAAACGCTGAAAAGCGCAAGACCCGCAAGTAACGCTTGACAGGTTCCAGATGGAGAGTTGGATGCCGGATAACCCGCAGGGCCCGACACTAGAAGCAGCACAGGCACGCATCGAAGGGCTGCTCTCGCTAGACGAGGACACGCAGACCCCCGATTCGCCGGAGAAGCCAGAGGCGCCCAAGAAGCCCGAGGCTTCGGAGCAGGACGAGCCAGAAAAGCCCGAAACGCCCGACGAGGGCGAGGAAGGTGATGAACAGCCCGATCCTGACGAGTTGGCAGACGAGGGAGACGAAGGCGAGGAACTTCCCAAACCACGCGGTTTCAAGGTCAAAGTAGCGGGCCAAGAAATTGAGGTTACTGAGGACGAACTCAAGAGCGGCTACTCACGCACCGCCGACTATACCCGTAAGACCACCGAACTTGCCGAACAGCGCAAAGCGGTTGAGGCCCACGAGGCTGAGGTCCGTACGGTTCGCCAGCAGTATGCACAGCGATTGGCAGATATGGACGAAGCGCTCAAGTCGCTCGTTCCGAGTGAACCCGATTGGGCACAGTTGCAGAGGACCGTAACCCCTGACGTGTTTACCGCCACGCTGCTCGACTGGCAGCAGACGCAGAAAGCCCGCGAAGCCGTAAAGGCCGAGCAGGAACGTATTGCGACGGCTGAAAGCGAGGATACGCAGAAACAGTTCCGGCAGTATATGGAGGACCAGTCGAACAAGGTCCTCGATCTGGTTCCCGAGTGGAAGGATCCCGAAGTCCGTAAGACTGAACGCGCCGCTCTTCGCTCGTTCGGTAAGGAACAGGGGTTTTCTGACGAGGAACTGAGCGCTGTCACCGATGCACGTGTGGTCGCCCTTCTCCGGAAGGCCATGGCATACGACAAGGCCGAGAAAGCCAAGCCGACTGTCAAGGAAAAGATCGCAGCGTCCATTCGGAGCAGTGTCCCCGGAAGTGCCACCCCGAGACGTGTCGCGTCGAAGGTTGGTGTGGCGAAGGCGAAACTTGCGAAAACTGGCCGCATCGAAGATGCTGCCGCTGCGATTGAACATCTGCTCGACTAAATCAGTCCCGCAGAGCTAGGAGTATCACATGGCCGGTAACGTGATTGCGAATACCTACCAGACCTTTCAGGAAGTTGGTATCCGAGAGGATCTGAGCGATATCATCTACAACATCAGCCCGACCGAGGCGCCGTTCATGCAGAACGCAGGCCGCGGTAAGGCGAGCAACACCTTTTTCGAGTGGCAGACGGATACGCTGGCAACCGCCAGCACGACCAACCAGCAGGTCGAAGGTGACGACATCACTTCCTTCGACGCCGAGGTTGCAACGGTTCGTCAGGGCAACTACACGCAGATCAGCCGTAAAACGCTGATTATCTCGGATACCGCCGAGGTCGTGGACAAGGCTGGACGCAAGAGCGAACTCGCGTACCAGTTGGCGAAGAAGGGCAAGGAACTCAAGCGCGACATGGAAGCGAACCTCACCAATAACATTGGTGCGAGCGCGGGTAGCTCGTCCTCGGCGCGTATTACCGGCTCGCTGCTCGCGTTCATCAAGACGAACGTGGACAAAGCGGGCAACGGCGTGGCGCCGGTCTATACCACGGTCCCGACTGACGTGTGGACCAACGGTACGCAGCGTTCCTTCACGGAGACGATCCTCAAGAACGTCATCCAGCAGTGCTGGACACAGGGCGCAGAACCCTCGACGCTGATGGTGGGCGCGCTGGGTAAGCAGGCGGTTTCGGCCTTCGCCGGTGTTGCAGCGAAGCGCATGAACCAGACGGGTGCGGAAGCCACGGCCATCATCGGCGCGGCTGATGCGTATGTGTCGGACTTTGGAACGCTGTCCGTGGTTCCGAACCGCTTTATGCGCACCCGCGATGCGTTTGTCCTCGACTACAACTTCGTGTCGGTGGACTACCTTCGTCCGTTCAAGCAGGTTCCGCTCGCCAAGACCGGTGACGCTGAGAAGCGTATGCTGATCGTGGAGTACGGTCTCCGCGTCAAGAACGAGAAGGCGCTGGGCGTTGCGGTTGACCTCACGCCGTAATTCGTAACTCTGCTTGGGGGCGGCGGCTCACTCTGCCGTCCCCAACTAGGGACTTTCACACAGGCTAGTACACAAGGAAGATAAAATGACTTCTATTCCTCCGGTTTCTACGTCGCCCGCTGCTACCCCGCTCCCGAAGTGGGTTGGCGTGCTGGCGGCTATTGGCGTGCTCGCGGGTTCGGCGCAGGCCGCGCTGGCAGATCCCGCCGTGTCCGCGTTTGTCTCGCCCAAGTTCGCCGCGGTCATCGCGTCGATTTGCGGCGTGATTATCCTGCTTTCGCACTCCCTCACCGGGACGGGCGGGAAGTAAGATGCCCCCCGAGACAAGTGGTGGCTTTCGCCGTACTATTGGCACCATTGCCGCCATTGTTCTCGTGGCGGGTCTCGGCGTTGGTGGCTACTTCGGCTATCACTGGTTCCAACAGGCGAATACGAACGTCCAGAACGTTCGACAGCACACCGCCGACAGTGTGACGAAGCATCTGGACTCCGTGCGAGT